GTTAACAGTGGATGATCGTTGTACGTCTCGTCGCGAACGACGTCTGGATCTAACACGTAGCCAGCGAAGTACTCCTCGACGGCTACTTGCTCGTCTGGAGTCACGCCCCACGCCTCATAGACCTGCACTCTAGTCCATGGATCTGGCTCACGGTAGTGCTCCTTCATCCCCCTAGACATCAACCTCATACCAGTGGCGAAAGTTGGATCATCAAGCATATTACTATGCCGCATGCATCCAATTCGCTGGTATGCTGTATAAAAATCTTGTAGGATAGGAACACCACCGGTTAACCACAATCCTCCCGTGCCAACGGCCGTACACCACTTCTCACGGTGTTTACTGTTGGTAAGGTTATGCACTGTCATAGTGTCTTTCCGTAACGTTGTGTCGATATTTCGAACCATTCTGCACTCATCACCCATCTCAATCGGGTGCATTTGACAGAACTCAATCTGATGCATCTCGTGGACGGGCACCTCAGCCACCATTCTGAAACCCATTTCCAGAAACCAGCTGTCTAGTCCTCCCACGAATCGCAGTCGATCTCTCTCTTCCATAAAGACCACACAATCATCCCCATTATTCACCAATTTGATATCGACCCCTCTGTGACGCGCGTACGCGTACACCATCGCACACATTAGTAGGCAATTGCCCAAGCCTGTGTTCATGTCCCCACTGAAGCGCTTGCCGGTGACCTCATATTTCAGACTCCCATCTGCACAATACGCGGCCCCCTTGTTCTCCATCTGCCATTTGAGTAACTTACGCAGCTTCCGATCACCCGGAAACAACGCCTTGTAAACCCCATGCTCCCAAGCTAGAGCGGCAGGTGATACATGCATATCAAATTTTGTGGCATCCAATCCAATGCCCACTGGTGCTTCGAAACTGTTCCACTTCCCTCGGATAATTTCCCCTATCTCACTGACGTTATAACCTTTCATCACCGTTGGGCCATCACCGTACACCTTAGCAATGGCATGATAAATATCATGTTCAATTGCTTTGATATACTGCCCCAATGACAGATTATAAGCAGGATCCCGGGGCTGAATACACCTAGGCGCTTTATCCGGCTTTACCAGCTCCATTTTAACAAACATTATGGAGCGGGCATCGTTTCGACTTAAACCAATACTGGTCAGCTTTCTCAGGGCGTTCTCATATATAGTTTTCTTTCGACCAGTGTAACTATCCACTACTTGATTCGTGGTCCACTTGGTGGCTGCCTTAACTTTTCCGAGAAGTTCCCTCTTGAAAGAATCTAACCGAGACGTGAACAGACCCATGTCCACGTGTGGCGGAGCTACATAGCTGTCTCCAACTTTGCAGTAGTACATGCGCGTCAACAAAGCGCATTCCGCTGTCCCTATGTCGGCATTATTTACCCCCAGGTCAAGGTTGCCCGACAACTCCGAAATGGAGTGCAACCTACGGGGTTTTGGGGCCTGCCTAGCGTGTCGGTGGACGCGCAGCCTCGCGTCACTCAAACAAGTTGAGTGACTTACGCCATCCACCACGCCTAGGCCCCCTCAGGGGCTTGGCCTATCGGCCGGCCGGCGGCGATTGATCCCGAAAGACCGCCGCGCCGACGCCCACACTTCACCCCAAGCGGTTCTAGGACCTGCGTCATCAACCTCGGCGCGCAAATCACCGGTAACGTTACTAGCCAACATCCGGGCACCCAGCAAGTCCTCACTATCCATAACAAAGACACCGGCGGTCACACGCTCGATGATCTCCCTGATATGTGTGGGTCTCACTCCATGCCGTTGCATGATGTTATTGGCCATTCTACGTACCACCAACTTGTTCGCTGCCGTAGGGCACACAGGTCCCAGACGGTTTTTGATCTCACTAACAACTGCAGCGACGTAGTTCCCACGGTTGCGCGCATTAATCCTGCGGTGGTTTTTAACCTCCACCACGTCCTGACACGCCCGATAGACACTACTCGGCTTGTTGCTTATGTTGTCAACAACCGTTCCACCTGGGGGGGTGGGGGGAGCGGTACTAGTCCCGCTCTGACTACCATCCTTTCGTTTGGTCCCCTTCTTTCCGGCCACTTTGCCTACACCCTGGTACTTGCTCAGGGTGGTTTCAATCCACTTAGGGATTGGCACGTCCGCGGCATCTGGTGACGCGGGCGGTTTGGAGCTCGAGGCTCCTGTCGCCAGATCTGTAATGAGCAATCCCTGCCGCGTAAACACCGGACAGATCATGTCACCCACTTGGACACAGGCTATCGACGAACAATCCATCGGGCTGTTCGTCTCATTCCCGATTAAGGGAGGAATGCCAGGAGCAATCTGGACTTTGGCAGACAAGTCGCTAGCTAACTGCGAGTTGTTTAAGAAGCACACTCTCTCCGGGAGATCAGTAATGTGGTGCACGATTGAATCGTGTGTGTAGTCAACAAGTTCCTCGGCCAAATGGTCGGGGTTCTTTCTGACTTCCATCACCGCATTAACTACCTCTTGGTCATCAACCGTAGCACAACACACCCACTTCCTCAGGAAATCAGTAACTACTGACCAATCTGATGGGTTAACTACTGGATTGCGTTTAATTGGGTTGACGTCTGGGGCCCAGAAAAACGGGGCCATGGCGCTTCTTGGGGATTTATCGATTCTCTTTAATGCTCAGGG